ATGTTAGATTGTTACAACACAGAACAGCAACAGGTCGTTTTAGTGGAGCAGACCCTAACATGCAAAATATGCCTAGAGGTGGTACTTTTCCTGTAAAGAAAGTATTTGTATCTAGATGGAAAGGTGGCAAGATTATGGAAGCAGACTTTGCACAGTTAGAGTTTAGAACTGCAGCTTATCTTGCTCAAGATAAAACAGCTATGAAGGAGATTGAAGATGGCTTTGACGTACATAGTTACACTGCAAAAGTTATTTCTGAAGCAGGTCAAAAGATTAGTAGACAGGAAGCAAAAGGACATACCTTTGCACCACTCTTCGGTGCTACAGGGTTTGGGAGGACAACTGCTGAAGCAAAATATTATGAACAGTTCACGAAAAAATACAAAGGGATTGCTTCGTGGCATTCTAAGTTGGCTAAAGAAGCACTAACTAATTTAAAAATAAAAACACCTTCAGGTAGAGAGTTTGCATTTCCTGATGTGGTAAGAAGATTAAATGGTGGAGTATCTCATTTTACACAAATAAAGAATTATCCTGTACAAAGTTTTGCTACTGCTGATATTGTACCTTTAATACTAATGGACATAGACAGAAGACTAAACGGATATAAATCCTGTGTCGTAAATACTGTGCATGATTCAATAGTAATTGATGTACATCCTGATGAAGTAGAAGTGGTAAAAAGTATAATAGAACATACTAATAGTAATATGACAAATACAATAAATAACCATTTTAGTATAAAGCTAAATGTACCTTTATTATTAGAAGCAAAAATAGGTAATAATTGGCTTGACATGAAAGACGTTGTGTGATATAACGTCTAAACCTAGATAAAAAAGGAGACACTATGAATGATATAGTTACTATAAATACTGATAATTATGCTGTTATGGCTAAAGCTATGGGCATAGCAGGTGCTAATACAAGTGCTACAAAAAAGTCTAATAATTTAAATAGACTTAGAATATGGCACTCACCTGTTATGGGTCAAGCCCAAGTCAACGGCAAAACAAAAAATGTAGAAGTAGTCGAGGGTGGTTGCTATCGAATGGAAATATTAGATGGAGATTCATCAAGTTTCTACTACGCTAAAACTGCTAAGTTAAGACCTTTTATGCAAAGATATATGTATAGAAGATATTTAGCAAACCCAAATGCAAAAGCAGGAGAACCTAAAGGTTCTTTTCATAGAACTATTATGTCTGATAATCTTAATATAGATTTAAAAGATAATACAGGTAGGTTTAACTGTGGTAAACCTGCAGGTTATGTAGAAGACTTTCAATCTCTACCATCTGAAATGCAAGATTTAATAAGACAAGTAAAAAGAGTTCGTGTTGTATTTGGAACAATAGAGTTAGAAAACCCTGTTGATATGTCAGGGAAGGAAGTAGAGTTAGATGTCGCACCTGTAATATGGGAGATAGATAATAAAGATGCCTATAAAACATTAGGTGATCAACTTTCTATATACTCTAAAAAAGAGAGACTGCCATTGCAGCATAAAATTCTTTTAAAGGAAACAAAAGAAAACAAACTGCCAAATGGTTCTAGTTTCTACACACCTATTGCACAGGTAGATTTATCTAGTGTATTAGATATTAAAACTGAAGACCATGATACTTTTTCAAACTTTATGGATTGGGTTAAAAATTATAATGATTATATCTATAAAGAATGGGAAGAGAAAGTACATACTAGACAGAATGCAATGTCAGATGAAGATGAGCAAACTGTTGATGGTTTTATAGATATTGACGTAGACGAAGGTAAAAAGTAATGAGTCAAATTGCTGAATTATCAATACATAAGTTTATGACAGATGCTGTCAATAAAAAATCTACTATGTCTAAAAAGATAATAAATGAGATAGGCAAAGATATTGTCAATGCCTTACATAAACAATTTGATAATAAGAAAAGCAAAAATACTTTTAAACTTCGCATGTCAAATATTGGTAGACCTTACTGTCAACTTTGGTTTGAAAAAAATAAACCTGAATTAGCAGAACCAAAGTCTACCAATTTCATTATGAATATGATGTTAGGAGATATAGTAGAAGCTGTATTTAAAGGATTGTTAAAAGCTGCAAAAGTTAAATTTAAAGATTCTGAAAAAGTAGAATTAAATTTAAAAGATACAACTATTGATGGCACATATGATTTAATAATAGAAGACTCTGTTGACGATATAAAATCTGCATCAGATTGGTCATACAGAAATAAATTTGAATCATATGAAACACTTAGTCAAGGAGATGCTTTTGGTTATATAGCACAACTTGCAGGGTATGCTAAAGCCACTGATAAAAAAGCAGGTGGTTGGTGGGTTGTTAATAAAGCTAATGGTAAGTTTAAATACATATCTGCTAATGGTATTAATATTGATAATGAAATAAAACAAATAGAAAGTACGGTTAAAAAATTAAAAACTAATAAATTTGAAAGATGCTTTGAACCTGAAGAAGAAACATTTAGAGGAAAAGCTACAGGTAATTTAGTTTTAAATAAAAATTGTACTTTCTGCGATTTTAAAAAAGCCTGTTGGGAAAACTTAATTGAAGCACCTGCAGTTATGTCAAAAGCACAATTTCCAAAGATTGTGTTATATGTTAAATTAAATAAGGAGAAAAATGTATGAGTACAAATGTAGATGATTTAGCTGAAATGATTAAGGAAAAAGAGAAAGAACTCTTTGAACTTAAAAAAGAATATCGTGAACGTAGAACAGAAGGTTTACGTCATGCTATAGAGCAAAAGAAAGAAGCTGAAAAACTAGTGCGTGATGAGATGAAAGCACTAGGCTATGACACTACGACATATCGTTATTGGTTATAGATGTCAGCGTATAGTGCTAGACAAGTAGCACGTAAAAATGGGTATAGGAGTGGTTTAGAGGATAAGGTCGCAGAATATTTAACCTTTCATAAGATGAAATTTCTATATGAAAAAGTTAAAATAGAATGGGAAGACCTTGCATATCGCACCTATACCCCTGATTTTATTTTAGATAACGGTATAATTATAGAAACAAAAGGTATATTTACTGTTGCAGATAGAAGAAAACATTTATGTATAAAAAAACAACATCCTCATTTAGACATTAGATTTGTGTTTACAAATAGTAACAGAAAGTTACAAAAGAATGCAAAGTCTACATATGCTCAATGGTGTATTAAATATGACTTTAGATATTACAATAGAATAATACCTGAAGATTGGTTAAAAGAAAAAGGAAAAAACAAGTATCCTAAATTTATAAAATTTATGGGTAAAAAAATAAGGAGAAAAAAATGACTATAGACTTTTCAACAAAAAATCCTGCATCTTGTTTCATAGAACTCTCACCTGAGTTGGATGATAAAAATGCATGGACAGGTGGTTTAGTATTAAATATATTAACATCTAAAGATAGCCCATTAGATGATGACAGTCGATCACATTTAATTAATCTTTGTCAGTTAGTTGCTAGTACAGTTGCACTTATGGAAGAAGACCCTGCACTTGCAATAAGACTAGATGAATATGTTAATGAAGCAGCTGCTAAAGATAAAAAAATAGTAATGAAAGATAATGTAATACACTATAATTTTAAAACAAAAGGAAATGCATAATGAAAAAACCAACTATAAAAGAAATAATAGATTTTGAAAAAAGTTCTGATATGGTAAATCACCCACCTCATTATAATCAATACGGCATAGAGTGTATAGATGCTATAAAAGCGTGTACAGGAAAACATTTTGATTCTTACCTTCAAGGTAATATACTAAAATATTTATGGAGATATGATTATAAAAATGGTATAGAAGACTTGAAAAAAGCACAATGGTATCTATCTAAGTTAATAGAGATAAGAGATGACAATAAGAGTTAAAATAATGCTAACTATTGATATAGATACTGAAGAATATGCTGTACCTGCAGACGGTAAAGTTGATGATGAAATAGAGGATTTTGTAAGAGAAGCACTCTATGATTTAGAAGGAACTAAAATAAAAAATTTTAGAATAACAAGCGAGGAGATACATAAATGAAATCAAATATAGCAAATGAATTACCTACAGACTATCAAAATTTTATAGCACTTTCAAGATATGCACGTTGGATACCTGAAGAAACTAGAAGAGAAGAATGGTCTGAAACAGTAGATAGATATTTAAATTATATGCAAGAACATCTTGTTACAAAATATGACTTTGATGAAAAAGTTTATTATGAATTACAAGATAGACTATTTCATCACATTACTAATTTAAATGTAATGCCAAGTATGAGAGCATTGATGACTGCAGGTAAAGCACTTGATAAATGTCATGTAGCAGGTTATAACTGTTCTTATCTACCTGTTGATAGTCCTCGTGCATTCGATGAATGTATGTATATTCTTATGTGTGGTACAGGTGTAGGTTTCTCTGTAGAAAGAGAAAATGTAGATAAACTTCCTATTGTAAACGAACATTTTGAAGATAGCACTACAGTTATTAAAGTAGGTGACTCACGTTCAGGTTGGGCAAAAGCATTACGTGAACTTATTGCTATGTTGTATGTAGGACAAGTTCCTGTTTTTGATGTTGAAGATGTAAGACCTGCAGGTGCAAGACTTAAAACATTTGGTGGTAGAGCATCAGGTCCTGAACCACTTGTAGATTTATATAAGTTTTGTATTAGTATGTTTAAAAATGCAGCAGGTAGAAGACTCTACCCTATTGAATGCCACGATCTTATGTGTAAGATAGGTGAAGTAGTTGTAGTAGGTGGTGTTAGACGTTCTGCTCTTATCAGTTTATCTAACTTAGGTGATGATCAAATGAGACATGCAAAATCAGGTCAATGGTGGGAGAATGAAGGACAAAGAGCATTAGCTAATAATAGCGTAGCATATAAATATAAAATTACTATGGAAACATTTATGCGTGAATGGTTAGCTTTAGTAGAAAGTAAATCAGGAGAACGTGGTATATTTAATCGTAAGTCTGCAATTCAACAAGCAGGTAGAAACGGTAGACGTAAAACTGATTATGCTTTTGGTTGTAATCCATGTAGTGAGATTATATTAAGACCTTATCAATTTTGTAATTTATCTGAAGTAGTTATAAGAGCAGATGATACAGAAGAAACCTTGTTAGAAAAAGTAGAAATGGCTACTATATTAGGTACATTCCAAGCTACACTTACAGATTTTAAATATCTACGTAAGGTATGGAAAGATAACACAGAAGAAGAAAGATTACTTGGTGTATCTT